AATCAAGCAGTTGGATCTGGTTATGGAAGCATGACAGGTAATCATACTTTAGGTGGTGATGGTATGTATGGTCACCTTATTGGTAATGTTAAAATTTATATCGCACAAGATGGTACGGGTATTTTTGAAAGGGCATCTATACCAGATTATAACAGTGCTGCCGATTTATACAACGAAGGACCACCCAATGAAGGAATGTCATTATTAGGTGGTATGAATATATCAGGTGGTTTACGTGCAAATGGTTCCACCGGGACGAGTGGACAAGTACTTACATCGAGTGGTGGGGGTGCAATGTCTTGGTCAACTGTAAGTGGTTCAAGTCCTTGGGCAACGTCGGGATCGGACATTTATAGGAGTGGTGGTAATGTTGGTATTGGAACTACAAACCCAGCGTACCCATTAGATGTTAACGGTACAGTAAATGCAACTTCATTCCGAGGTGATGGTGCAAATTTGACAAATGTTACAGCATCAAGTATAACATCCGAAGCAAGTAAAACTATAACTCTTTCAACAGTTGAAGTTAATTCTGAAATTTGGGACATATAAGTATAAAATTAATGTAAGTAAACTACAGTATAATGTTTCGACCTTACAGCTCTTCGACTAACGAAACAAATACGGCTAAGAACAGTGGAGTATATGTTAGAGAATTGTTGGATGGCGTCGCTTCAAAATATTGGGTACCTACCGCATCTAAATTGTCACGAGGTAAAAAGGGTATAATTCAGAGAATTTTTACAGGGCAACCGCTGGATAATTCATGTAACGTATACGTTTATAACGAAACATCAAAACTTTGGTACCACGAAGATACTATTTTAGGTAATTCAGCACGTAGGTATCCCCCCGCTTCTTACCCACCGATGACGATGTTTGAAACCCCCCGGGCAATGCATGATGGTATAACATATACTGCAACTACATCTGTTAGTAATGCAGGTGGCAGATCTAACCCAGAATTAGCTTTTGGTGATAGTAACACATTAATTGGTGCCTTTTATAGAATTCAGTCAGGATATCCAACAATCAATAGCCAAAGTCTACCCAATGGTACATATATTGGTTCGACTAGTTTAGGAGGTAAAAGCGGTGAATGGTTAAAATTGCAAACATCAACTCCAATTCAGCCTACTAGTTTTAAACTTACTAGTGTTGGTGGTGGTGGTGGTCAAAGTGAGCATAATGTACCACAGGAATGGACTATATTAGGGAGTAACAATGATACAAACTGGACGAATTTAGGAAATTTTACAATTCCATCTGGGTGGCATCTTAATGATAGTATTATAGATAATCTTACAATCTCTACCTCGTATACATATTTTGCACTTGTAATTACAAGAAGAAGAACTACTACTGGTGGTACTTATAGTCATGATGTGATTATACCTAACTTTACTTTCACCCTAGATGGAATTAGTGAAGATTTTGGTAGATCTCTTGACGGAACGGATAATGCAGATATGGTAGCTGTAGGTGCTCCAGGGACATGGTTTGGATCTGTATCGAATATTGATGGTTACGCTTACGTATTTACCAAGGATAGTACTGGTAATGGATGGACCCAGAGAGGTTCAGTGGTATCACAACAGGGAGGGTTTGGACACTCTGTCGCTTTATCCCAAAAAGATGGTAACATATTAGTTGTTGGTGCACCTTTCTATAACACACTAGATCCATACACAAGTGGAAATATTGATTTTGACCATAAACCCGTATCTGAAGGTAGAGTTTATATATACAAGTGGGATGGTTCAAACTATACTTTACAACAAACCTTAAATTCACCTTCGGGAACTTTATCAACTAGCACACCCGCAACATGGAAAAATTTCCATTTTGGGTATTCCCTAGGTATAACAAATGTAGGACATAAGATAATCGTAGGTGAACCATCAATAAGAAGTATATGGAGTGTCGACCATCAATTACAAGGAGGACTCAGTTTGCCAACTGATTCATTTCCATATACCGGTAATGCGCACGTTTACGATAATGTTACTGTTTTATCTGGTGGTACGACTTGGACCAGTAACGTTTCTATGACATCTGTTATAGGTACAACTGGTATAGGTTTGACAAATGATACACACCCTACAAAAGTTAGATGGTTAGATGCACTTGGCACATCTGTGGATATAAACAGGGCGGGTACGCGTATATTAGCAGGTGCTCCCGGAAGTTACGGTACATCAAACACTGCTCCCCAAGTCATGTCGGGAAGAATATACACACTTGATTGGGATCAGGCTAATGCCGCGTGGAAAGAATTAGGGGAAAATAGTAAACATGTAACTGCATCCCAAAGTTATATGTTGATTGGATGGTGTACACGTTTTGGTGGTTCAGGTAGGCGTATAATTGCTGGCGCCCCAAGTTATAATGGTAAAGGTAGTGTTGTTACGTTCGATTTTGATGGATATCAATGGGTAAGTTTCCCAAATGAAACTGTTGAAATTGAAACTTGGGTTAATGGTAATAGTAAACACCGGTTAGGTGAATCTATATCCGTTGATGGTGAAAGTGAAATGGTAGCTATAGGAAAAGACGAACACCATTTCTCTAAGGACATTACTCCCATTTCCACGTACTACGCCCCATTTCCCGACCCTTCTCGACCAAATTCTTTTTCTGTACCTGATATAACATATATAGGAGGTGCAACTACATACGTAGCTGGTTCGAATGGTCAGATTTCTACAGGTACGTCAAATACTTGGGTATACAACATCAATCAGTCTATGGTGATTAAAGGTAACGTAACGTTTGATGGAAATCTTCAAACAGTTGGTATATCTATAGGTACAAGTGAGTATTCGAGTAATGGTAATAAAAGTATATACCTTGGTGGTTCGCAATCAGAAAATGCGTACGAAATGTCAGTTATAGAAAATCGCGTTTATGAATCTTATGAAAAAACCGAACTATTACTTTTTAAAGGTGGAGATAACGCAAATGCATCCGGTGGTGGTACATTAGGACCAGATAGAATACGGTTAAAAGGTGGACAAATAGCGTTCGATTTAAATACGGGGACCGATAGAACACTCGAAGATATACGTGCTGTCATGCACAGAAACACGGGTGGTGCTGGTATGTTAGGTATAAATGTTAGTTCACCAACCGAAGTTATACACGTAGATGGAAAAATTAAGTCTACACAAGGGTTTATAGGTCGCGGTAGAGAAATAACAGGTTTAAACTTTGATTATATAAATAACACAAGTGATGTAAGATTTGGTCAAACTGGAGCAACAAAATCATCTACAACGTGGGGAGATATAACAATAAATTCAGTAGTAGCGTATCCTACACTCGCATTAACGAGTAACACTGTATCCGGATATACAGTGACTGCATCAAGGGATGTAACAAATGCATACAAAGCGTTTGATGATGATAATAGCGGGGTTCATAAATGGATATTGGGTGACAATGACAATATCACGTATTCTAATGGAGTAGATCCTGGATCATATATAGGTACATCGGAAAGAATTGCGGGATATAAAGGTGAATGGATAGAACTTCGGATACCAGATCCAATTTTCCTCACTAAATTAGATGTAGACTGTTTAGATAGAACATGTCAGCCTAGAATAGCATATGTATTAGGTAGTAACGATGGTATAGAATACAATCTTATACATTATACTGGTGATTTAGGTTCTCTTAGTTTTGCTAATAATGGTAATAATACCATATTCACTAGAACACCGGATTACATTAACGACGAACCATACGATAGAATTTTAATTATTGTAAATATGATTTCTGGAGGAGTCGCAGAAATCAATTGGGACAATATTGATATTTATGGTGCAACTTGTACATTTAATCCAAATTTGAAAATCGATTATACCGGTAAACTTGGTATAGGAACGATAAGTCCGGCTCACCCTTTAGATGTTATTGGTAATATTAACTGTACAGGTACGTTATCAAAAGGTAGTGGTTCCTTCAAAATAGATCACCCACTTGCAATTATGAGTAATACACATTGTCTATACCATTCTTTCATAGAAGGTCCACAAGCTGATCTCATATACAGAGGTAAAGTTGAACTAGAAAACGGGAGTGCTTCTATAAACTTAGATACTGTTTCTAAAATGACAAGTGGTACATTTGAAGCACTGAATAGAAACGTTCAATGTTTTACATCAAACGAATCCGATTGGGACGCAGTGAAGGGTTCCGTATCTGGAAACATACTTACAATATCATGTCAAAACACATCTTCTACCGCAACCGTTAGTTGGTTAGTTATAGGTGAAAGAAAAGATAAACACATGTACGATACAAGCTGGACTGACGATGATGGACACGTCATTCCTGAACAGGCAAAAAGTACATAAACAGTAATTAAAAAAACGAAATCACATTTACCATGCTGGAAAAGCAGGATGGTAGATGGTTTAGTCGATCACTTTTTATTAGGAAGTGCGTCCATAACCGCTAAGGCAATTACGCCCGCAATGAAAAACATAACGACGAAATTGCACTCCGTATCGTCTTCACCGAGGAAAGACCTAGAACGTCTAGGTCTCGCCGCCGCCTGTGGTTCGACTGGGGTCGGGGGTGCAACTTCTCGCCGCCGAGAAGGTATCTCAATAGGGTCTTCATCTAAAGGACAATACCCTATCATTTATAGTATGTTTACAAATTAATTTCAACAGTCTTTTTCTTTTTACCACCCCCTCTTTTTGATTTGGTCTGAGTAACTTTGACTTCTCTCACTTCTTCATCACCACCTTCTCGAACCGTATCAAAATTTGGTGGTTCGGCAATATCCGAAATATCGTCTTCGATATCAATTTCCGTATCTTCTGGTTTATTAATACTTGTTGTGTTCATTGGTGGTTGAGGAGGCATCATGATATTACCCATAAGACTCGAGATATCAAACCCTGGACCCTGCATTTCACGTCTCCCATTTTCATCTACGGATGGTTCACTCGCACCTTGTTGAGATTTAGGAACTGTGTTTTGTACCGCAGACATCATGTTCTGGACCAACCCGGGGTTTTGTTTAATCACGTCATTCATATTAGGCATGACTGATTTAAACATACTATTGGTTAAATGAAACATCATAGCCGATCCACCGAGCATCATAATAAGCTTTACCTCTGGGGCAACGTGCATTTTAGTTCTATATTTAACGTACAATTCTTCAAAAACTTCATCGTAATCGTCTACATTTTCCATAACATTTTCCGACCAACCTTCGAGTTGAATTTCAAATGGGTTATACTTTTTGTTTAAAAATTCAAGACCGGTTGTACATGCAACAAGCATACGCCTCGAAAATTTTATGGATTTATCAACATCTATGCTATACGTAATTCTCTTTACTTCGTTTCTAAGTTCGTCAATTGGCGAATATACATTTAATCTTTTATTTACTGTAAACCCTTTCTTTTCAAGTCTCCCAAGTTTATTTACAAGATCGGCTTTTTCTTCATCGATTGTTTTGTAGCCTGGTGACGGTTTTTCCTCTTCCATATAAGGCATACCACCACCACCGCCTGCATATTCATACCCCTGATCTTCTTCTTCGTATTCACCGTAATCAACTGGATCTTCTTGTGGAGGAATGGAAGGTGGATTTTGTTTGTTTGGATTAGCAAACGAATCAATATCTTCCTGAAAAGTTTGTGTTTGTGGTGGTGTAAATTGCGTCTTCATGGGTTTCGGCATTTGTTTTTTTACAGGCTGAGGTCTTGGGATTTCGATTTCAATCTCGTTCATGAGAGCTTGTTCGTTGTCGTCAAGTTTCATGACGTTTGTATTATTTCTATTAAGTATGATCTCACCGTCCATTTAATCTTTATATTGAAAGTATTATAAATTCTTTAACGCACTTTAAAAAAAATGTGTGTTGATAACAAATGAAACTTAACGCCACCAACAAAAATACTCTCAAGGCAATTGCAATTGTCTTCTTAATGTTATGCGCCCTCGCCGCCATGCGAACAAGTAATTACCAGACCGTCGAAATCGAAACCCAAAATGAAGGTTCCCTTTTCGACCTTGAATCGAAGCCATCGTGCCTCGGAAACTCGTACTATTCCGATAGTCGAGGTGGAGTTTGTGGCGGACAACAACTTGTTCAGCAACAAGCGGCATACAAGATGAAGTAAAATCTCCAGTATATATAAATGGCGTTAGTGACTAGTCAGTCAAGTTTACCCGATTTTGAACACGAGTATCATACCATTATCGTTGATTCTGTTGACGATTCTCAAAAACAAAAATTTACTTCATTCTTCCCAAAACCCCTTGAAAATATAGTTCAGGTTCAATTAACAGCTGCTCATATTAACGGCACAGGTGGAGCTCATAAATTAATACATCTTAAAATCGATGAATTAAGAACTTTCTTTTCTCAAAGAGGAAAAACAGATCTTAATACAGCTGATGATAATTTAATAAACGGCGTTTTTGGTTCTCTCGTAACAGATGGAACATCTCGACTCCTTTTTAAAAACGAATACCCAGTTATTCAACAATATTTTAACCCAATAAAGAAACTCGATAGAATAACTGTTGAGTTATTGAAGGAAACAGGTGCAGCGGCGACTACAACCGAAACCTGTTTAATATTTAGATTCGTTTGCAAAAAAAGAAATTTAGCCTTCTAATATTTTCAGGGCGATATACACGTATAATTTTAACCTTTTCTTATTATAAATGTCTTCTGGTGTTGTTCAACTTATTGCCATAGGTGCTCAAGATGAGCACATTATGGGAAAACCAGAAATTTCATTCTTTAGCTCAACTTTCAAAAGGCATTCTAATTTTTCACAATCCATAGAAAAGCAAACGATACAGGGAGCTGTGAAAAATAACGCTATGTCATCGATCAAATTCCCAAGATCAGGTGACTTATTAGGATACACATACTTTACTATAGACGATAATACAAAATCGCTTGATATCCAACTCTGGGAAAATGTAATCGACAGGGTCGAATTGCTTATCGGTGGACAGGTTATCGATTCACAAGACGCCGCTTTTACGGAAAAAATAGCCATAGATACATTCGCAACGAATGTTTCTAAGAGTTCAAATGGTACACATCCAGGTATAAGTGCACGTTCGTACTTTTATCCTTTACGTTTCTTTTTTTGTGAAGGTCCACAATGTGCTATACCAATGGTTGCTTTGCGTTACCATGAAGTAGAATTGCGTATTCACTGGGGTTCACAAGCAGGTAATTATAACGTCGAGTGTTATTCAAACTACTATTATCTCGACAACGAAGAACGCGGAAATTTAGTTTCGAGAAATCATAATCTACTCATTACACAGGTTCAAAAAAGTATTCCTTCGCAGGAACTTACACAGGAACTTACATTTAACCACCCAGTTAAATACCTAGCGTGTTCAGATACAAGTACCGAAGGTGCTTTAACATCAGCGAGTAATAAAATAAAGATCGAGATAAATGGTCTCGATATAGGTAATTATAAATGGGGGAAACCACATTTTATGGAAATTCAAAACTATTACCACACACAATTCGTAACTTCACCGGATTTCTTTTTATACTGCTTTTGTCTTTCGACGAGCTCACTCCAACCGACAGGAACGCTCAATTTTAGTCGTTTAGACTCTGCAAAGATACATAGCCAAAGTATGATTATAAATGATCCAATATATGCCGTAAATTACAATATTCTTAGAATAGAAAATGGTATGGCGGGTTTAATATACGCCAATTAAAAATACCTACTTATATTAAATGGTTAAAAATATACCTACCATCGAGCGGTCTACCAAAATCCGGTTTGGTAAACACGCTAATGATAATCAGGCCGAAAACACGGTTGTTTTCAATGCGTCAGATGCACCAATATCTGCATCGACACCGGGTTCACTTTATATGACACCGATACGCGTAGCAGAATTAGCAGGTGCGAATTTTTTTGCGTACCACGCACAAACATCAGAACTTGTGGATTCAGGTGTAGCTACAGATTTGTTAGGTGGTATTACTTTACAAAATGCAACTACTGTAGGTAATGTTACAGCAAATGTAGTTGAATTTAACAATGCAACTACATCTTTCGTTGCGTCATCTAACGTAGGTATTTCAAATACACTCCCAACACACGCCTTGTCTGTAGCCGATAAGGTTTTTATTAAAGGTCCAGTAGGTGATATCGATGATCTACGAGTTGTAGGTAATACAAGAACTGATAGGTTATCAACTACGGGAAACTCTGTCGTTATAGATAAAGATAATACAAATAAAATTCAGGTTTCAGGTATTATACATACCGGGGATATACAAGCAACGTCTCACGTCGCTGTAGCAAATACAAATCCACAAAATTTATTTACATTAGGAGCTGATGGTCAAACCGTTATGAATGTACCAACCCAATCTGTTTTCGCTATAGAAACGACGGGGAATATAAATGCACAATATTATCGTGGTGATGGTGGTCTTCTTTCAAATGTAACTTTACAAACTGTCACGGATAAAAGTAATATTACATCAAATACACTCCACCTTACAAACCCAACAACGTCACTCAAGGCATATAGTAATATAGTTGTTGATGATTATATATTTGGTAACATAAGCGGTTCCAATTTAATTACAGCGAGTGCAATTACTGCTCAAGGTGACATTCAAGGTCAAACTATTACTGGATCAATGGGTGTATATGACCAAATAGTAACAAATCAAGATATATTAGCAGATAAACTTATTGGAACAACGGGTATATACGGTGAAATATTAGGATCTAATAACATAACAGCAAGTAAAGTTAGTGGAATACTATACGGCGAAATAGTAGGATCTAATAACATAGCATCGTCGGGTATATACGGTGAAATAGTAGGATCTAATAACATATCAGCTTCAATTATAACTGCGTCATCATTTTCCGGCGATGGTTCGTCTATAACAAATATAGATACGGGTAATATAAACATAGGTCTTCTCCCCGTATCACATGGTGGTACAAGTATTGGTACATACAACCAAGGTGATTTAGTATATGCAAACGGAGCATCATCACTCGCAAAGTTAAGTACATCTTCCGCGACCGCGGGTCAGTTTCTTAAATTAAACGCAGGTAAAACGGCACCCGAATGGTCCGATGTTCCACTTACGTTAGATGAAGTTCTTGCATCGCAAACAGGTGTGTCTAACGTTTCTGATGAAGTCATAACATTAAATAAATCTTCGGGTGTAGTTCTAGAAGTAACGAATGGACAAGTTGCATTAAACGGTTCGGGGGTTGTATTAGATGCACCAATCGGTGAAATAACGGCATCTACTTTTACAGGAGCTTTTAGTGGAAACGGTTCAGGTATAAGTGAGTTAAATTTAGGTCAAGGTACTAACACCGGTCAAGTTCCTATTGCTCGAGGTGGTACGGGCGCTAGTTCGTTATCTGGTTCGAGTATACCATACGTGAACAGTTCTGGTATTTTTGAGGAAAGTAAAATTGAGTATAACCCATCTACACACATTACATCTATTAGTTCGAACGTGGTAGTTTCTGGAAACTTACATGTTGATGGTAATCTTACGGCGCAGCATACAACTGATCATTTCATTGTCGATAAAATATTTGCAGTCGCACACAATAATACCGTAGATGCACAAGATATGGGGCAGCATATGACAAGACCAACCGCAAATATATTTGCAGGTTTTTTGGGTCAGAGCATAGGTAAGGAATACACAATCGCTTTTACAGAAAGTCCATCCGATGGACACACCGTTGTACCTACAAACACAACAGCGGATGGATATATCACGGCAAATGTGTGGGGTAACGTCTTATCCGGTAACGTCACGACAACAGGTAAAGTAACCGCGGATAATTTACAATTAACCGGTACGGGAACTATAATAGATGCATCAAGCGGTACTATAAGTGCCCAAACGGTTAATTCTTCGAGCGTCATTGGGGGTAACTTCAATGCAGGGAACATAAGTGGTTCCGGTCAGGGTATAACACATTTAAATTTGAGTCACGGTAGTCATACAGGTGTGCTTTCTGTTGCGCGTGGTGGTACGGGTACACAGACAGGTTTATCAGTACTCAACCCCGGTAATTTGAGTTCACAAGTTTTACTTGCCAAAGGTGGTACCGGTTTAACTTCTGTAGCACAAAACGAATTGTTATTAGGACCAGCGTCTGGAACTGCGTTAACTAAACTCACACCTTATGCACCAGCTGCTACTAATGTCGAATACCCAACGTCTGCACTATCATCATCGGCTAATTCAGGTGAAACTATTGCAGGGGTGACATACACAACGACTGCAAGTAGTAATTCTTATGGTGAAATATGGAGAGCGTTTGATAAAACTACACCGGGGCATAGCACTTTTTGGCATTCTAATGAAAATGTTTACGATAGTACTTCGGGTGCCTATACGGGAAGCAATAGTTTAGGTGGTGTATCCGGTGAATGGATAAAACTTCAACTTTCGACTGCGATTGCACCAACATCAGTTAACATTACGGGGAGACAAAGCTATGATAATCAAGCACCAGATTCGTGGGAAATATTGGGAAGTACTAATAATACCAGTTGGACAAGTCTATTGTCATCTACTGTACACGCTACTTATAATGGTGGTAGTGGACATACAGTTTCTATATCGGGGGCGAGTGCTTATACATATTTAGCCTTAGTTGTAAAGGAAAAGGGTGGTACTGGTCAAACTGCAGTAGTTATTAGTGAAGTGAGGTTTTTCGCTAGTGTCGCAAATTTAAATAAAAAGTTCCTTCGAAGTTCCACGGCTGGAATAGATTGGGACGACGTTTCTTCCACTTTACAGGCTATTACAGATGGAGGTGCAACGACAACACAAACAGTCGCGTTTAATAACACAACCACGGGTTTAACATCCGCAGGTGATATTGACATTGCAGCTACGAAACAAATCGATTACGCCGGTGATGTTTTACTTAAATCGTCGGCGGGTGTAGTAGCGTCTTTGAAAGTAACGAACGCGGTAAAACTTGACCCGGCTTATGCATCACCTTCGAATAATGTTTTATCGTTCAACACAACAACAGGTGAAATCTATGATTCAGGGGGACAAGGTGGTTCGACACTCGATAATGTTCATGAATATAAGGCAAATATTTCTATAGGACCATCAGTCGCAGCTGCAAACCTTACTATAAACGTATTTGAATCGAATGTACTCACGGTTTCAGGGAACGTAGTAGCGGATAACATTACCATAGGAGGGTTAAATATTGCTGCTTCACCATTTGGTTTAGATGATACTGCGAGTTCTGCGGTTGATTCAAATGTAACTTCAAACGTTATTCAGTTTACAGGTCCACATTCAAGTTATAACTCGGATAACGCGTTTGTTACGACAAATAGTATTAAAATTGGTTCAAATGTAAATGTTACAGGGAATATATTTGTCGGTGAAGATCTTGTATCAAAAAATATTCAACTTACAAATCCAGGTATAACTGCAACAATGTCATCGACAGATACAATAACTATAGATGCTAAAAATAAAAGTTACGGTACAGCACCACTTGTTCAACTCGCAGGCGATTTAAATAGTCTCGTCTATTCAGATCTTATAGACGGTGCTCAGATAGTCGTACCTATATTTGCATCAGGTGCAGATAGAAAAATATCAAAAAATCTTACAAATGTAAACTGGTACGTTCAGACCAGCGACCTTACTATTAAACAAAGTGAACATGGACTCATGACATTGTCAAATGTTGCAGGTAATGTATATATGAATTCAATATCTTTTACACAAAATTAGTAAATTAAATAAATCAGAACACACTTTTATATTATATATGGGCTTAAAAATAAAAAACCTTGGTATAATATAAAATATGTCTGGAGGTATTGCCCAACTCGTTGCAATCGGTGCCCAAGATGCGCATCTCGTAGGTCAACCTGAAGTTTCTTTTTTCAGGTCCAACTACAAACGTCACACAAACTTCGCCCAAACTGTCGAAAGACAAACTATCCAGGGCAACCCAGCTCGAGCTGGTATGTCAACTATTCGATTCGAAAGAAAAGGTGATATGCTCGGTTACGTCTATATCGCTAATAGAGCGGGTAATGTCACGGCTTGGAATGAAAATGTTGCCAAGGTTGAACTTTTGATTGGTGGTCAAGTCATCGACGAACAAGATTACGCATTCTCCACCTCTCTTGCACCAACAGTTATGAACCAAACGTACTCTAAAGCTAAGTATGGTTCGGAAAAATTCTACCCACTCAGGTTTTCGTTTTGTGAAAATGTCCAATCTGCTATCCCATTGGTCGCGCTTCAATACCACGATGTTGAATTGAGAGTTACGTGGGCTGATCATGCCAGTATTGTCGGAGACCTCGAAGTGTATGCTCAATTTCTTCACCTCGATACAGATGAACGCACGGCACTTTCCAACGCGCCACAAAACATGCTTATCACACAAACGCAAAAGGCGATCGCCTCACTCAACAAAGTCCAAGAACTCAGCTTCAATCACCCAATGAAGTATTTGGTCGCTGTGAACGGTCAATCTGCATCCGATAAAGTCAAGCTCCAAATTAATGGTACGGATGTTTCGGACGCGAAACCAGTCATTCCCCACCACACCTCGGTACCAGTGTATTACCATACACAGGCTGCAGATGTTGTTGAGAACATCTTATTGGTTCCATTCTGTCTCGACACTGCTAAACTCCAACCAACGGGTTCGCTCAACTTCAGTAGACTCGATTCCGCGAGACTCGTTTCCGATAACTCGACGTTCGATAATACTATCTACGCCGTGAACTACAACATCCTCCGTATCGAAAATGGTATGGGTGGTTTGATGTACTCGAACTAATTCAATTTTTATAGCCACTTAATATAAATGTTCTGGCAACTAGTTTTTATCGCAGCTTTTATATTTATAATTACTTACGATCCCAAGTCCGGAACTTTGAATCATCTCGTCGACTCTAAAAAACAAGAACCCACTCAGAATTCTGAGTGTAAGGAGGGACATTACCAGGAGATTCAATTTGCTCAAATGGGGTATGATTGCCCAAAAGAAAACGGTGTTCAGATGGGTGCGATTATACATACTTAAAAAATTCACTCTACATTTTAATATTATATAATGTTTACCTTTGATCGAGAAATCGTCACAATAATAGCTGTAATCGTATGTATTGTAGCCACCGCGTATATGTACAAGGAACTCAAGAAAACAAATGAAGAAATGGAAGATGTAAAAGGATTTAATGGAAAGCTTGTTTCGTTTTTATCCAGGCCCAAACCATCTGCTTTTACAGAACCAGAGTCAGAAAAAGGTAAAGCTTTACAAACCCAAGTCGAAAAAAAGAACCTTGAAAATCAAGATTCCGAGGAAGATTCGTCAGAATAATCATCTCCTATAATTATAACTTGCTAATGAGCAATGAAGAAATACAAGGCTATAGCTGTACCTGTAACGTTTACGGGTGATAAACCAAAGTTTCTCACTGTCCGAGACCGACGATTCAAAGATTGGATTTTCGTTACCGGAGGGTGTAGGCGAAGAGAAATAGTAAATCCAATACGATGTGCTTTGAGAGAACTAGAAGAGGAAACAAGAGGAGTCATTTCTCTCAAAAAAGGTCAGTATTCAGATTTCAAATTCGTAGTTAAAGAAAGTCCAGGCGTTGATTTAGAATACAACGTCTTTATATTTTTCGTAGATTATACACCACAACAACAAACCGAACTTGTCCGAAAATTCAACGATGAGAAGCAAAAAACAAATCTTAAAAAAATACAAAAACAACCATATAAACGAACTTACGATGAAAATGATTTTATGAATTTTGAAACATTAACAGAATTCAATACAAAAAAACAATGGGATAGAATAGTTAAAAACGTTCTCAATAATCCAGAGTTTTATGCATGCATAACTTCACTCAATAGAAAAACCTTCTCTATTAAATAATGAAGTCCAAAGCTTACATACTCTCACAAATTTCGCATCTTCTCGTTGAAAGACATGGTTATACACAGGAAAAGGCAGATAGGTACGCAGAATTACACAAAGAAGATAAAGTTTATGAACTTCTTGTTTTAAAAAAGAATTTATCAGAACAGGAAGAGTATCCAGAAATATCGTATAGAAAATCAATTTGGAGACATCACTACGATAGTGATTAATTAAATCAATATAAAAAAATAAAACTAACACTTGGTAAGTAAACCATGTTCAAAACATGGTGTAAAGAACAGGGTTTCTGGAACAATACCAATGTATCACATGTGCTCATGGATGGAGGTGTCCTCTCAGTGCCATTTGATAGATTGAATGATTTCTATATTAAATACACAGATTCCTATAATTCGGGGGAAAAAATATTTGTAGTCGAACAGAAAACTGAAAATTATAACTTTTTCGTGGATATTGACTACAAGGATGAAGATGAAATTGAATTTTCAGAACTCGAAAACTATTGTAAAATATTATGCGAAAGAGTTAAAAAATTGGGGGGTAAAGAAGCACTCATTTCCGTAGCTCAACCAAAAAAAGTAGGTCATCTAGTTAAGACAGGTATTCATATAAATTGGCCAGATTTCATAGTAAATCAGTCATCAGCTTTAGCAATACGAGAAATTCTAGTACGGATAATGAATGAGTATTACGGTTCAAGAAATTGGAATGATATAATCGATGAAGCCGTTTACGGAAGTTTAAAAAGAAAAGCTAAGGGAAGTGGATTTCGGATGCCATGGTCACATAAAAAAGGAAAACATGATGAGTGTTCCGGTAAAGGGTGTGTAGAATGTAACTATACCGGAAAAGTAACTCAAAGTGAATATAAACCAATATTTATATACAGATACGGACCGTTTCAATTACTCGAAACTATAGATGGTCAGGTCGCAGATGTTAAAATAATGAACATGGCTACTTTACGTACAGAGAGAGACGATCCCGTAATAATAGAAAATAAATATTCAAAGAAACCAGAAGGGTCTTTTACAACAGCACAAATAAAAAACGAATTCAAAGATCAGGAAGCTATTAGTCTTGTAGAAGAATTTGTAAGAAAAAATTTAGAAGGTCAACATTTATCGAGGATAACAAAAATATATGAAAATAAAAATCAGTTTCTCGTTTCAACGAATTCATTTTATTGTGAAAATAAAAAGTGTAACCATAATTCCAATCACGTATGGTTTCATATATTGGGAGATACTATAGCACAAAAATGCTTTTCGACTACCGATACAATGAGACATTTTGGGTTTTGTAAAGATTTCACAGGAAAAAGACACCAACTTTCTTCTAAAATTACGAATATATTATACAAGGATGGTAAAGTTGAAAAATATAAACCAAAAAACAGTGTTAAAAAGACAGAAACAGTTGATTTTGAACAAACTATTGAATTATTGAATATTTTCATAAACAAAAACGTTTTCAAAAACAAAAACCTTAAAATAAAAAATATAGAAACTAAAAATACAAAAAAACACTTTGTTTTTACATCGTACTCATGTGAAAAATGTATAAGTAATGTAAATTTTGAAATAGAAAATAAATTACTTACACAAAAATGTAAATGTAAATCACCACCTAAACATATATTAACCAATAAAATATTACAATCTTTATAAAAATGTTAGTTTTGATAATAATGAGTAAAATACTTAAAAGAAATGTGTTAATACTAATTAAAGCATGTCTATATCCCGAAAAACACGCTCAGGACGATTATCAAAAGTACCAGAAAGATTAGAATTATTCGAAGAAATAGAAGACGATTTCAAGGACGATGAATATGATACAGACGTTGATCTTCTTCAATCAGACGATGAAGATATATGTTCAGATGACGAAGAATCCGAATGTGATTCGGATGAAGATGAAAATGGTAATTTGAAAGGATTTGTTGTTGATGATGAAGACGATGACGATGATGAAGATGAAGAATCATCTGAAGATGAAGAATATTCAGATGATGAGTAATATCGAGCTTAAAAAAAAGAATTTAATTTATATAAATGGAAGCCGAAGTTGGAACACCTATTGAATATAACCCAGAAGAGTTTTTAAACAAGGATAACGACTTACATGAACAGGAACCAGAAAATAATGAACAATACTATGTTCAGCCACAGCAGCCAATGTATACACAACAGTTAATACAACCAGAAAAACAGGATATATTTTCCAATTTAGATAAAACAGGGTATGTTATTATATTTGTTGCATTTTTACTAGGGTTTTTCATGGGTAAGACTATGCAACCTGTTATTTTAAGACCCGGATAAATTTTTACCCCCTATCCAATATACAGACGATGGAGTTTGTTGACCCATAAATTCACCAATTTTACCATATGATGATTCAGTAAAATAAGATCTACTCGTAACTAGTGGATCATCAAATGTATTTTTCATAACTTCAGACGCAGTTACTTCGTCGTACGTCGCTTTAGAATCACTCGATGTTTTTTCTAATTTATTTTTTTGGTTATTATACAATCTCAAAAATAAAGTTAATACAAATATCAAAATAAGAATGGTGATTATATTCAATATAATACTCAACATACTTACATTTAAATAACAAAATTAATTTACGCCTGTTCATTTTCCTTATCATCGGACGTTACTTCCTCTTCGCCGTCATCCTCAGTTTCTGTGACCTGACCTTCAGTGGAATTTTCAACAGCGACTTTCGTAGCTTCTTCCTTTATTTCCATTTCTTCTTTCTCAATTTTTTCCTTGAGTTCAGCCTCACGCTTAATTCTCACCATTTCCATTTCTTTAGCAACAATTTCATCAGCTTCTTTAACTAAATCCTCCATATCAGCGTCTGGTTTTTCTTTTTGAAGGCGTTCCAAAACTTCACCGGGGTGGCTCACTGGAGTTTCATCAGGTTTGGTATAAAACTTGGAATTCTCGTCTCCACCTTTAAAGTACGTATCAGTTCCCGGAGCCTTAACAGACATCATATCCGTTTTACGTTGTGAAAACATGGCAGCGGCTTGAGCTTGATTCTCTTTGTAGCCCGTTATAAGTTCTTCGAGCTTTTCATCCGTATAATGTACATCTTCAATTTGAGCCGGGTCAGGTGGAATCAATAACCATTTATACATATCAACAACATAAATATCAAAAGTTGCGTCTTCTTTTTGAAGACGTTTAGCATGAGAAGCAGCTTCATCACGTGTATTAAAAGCACCCCTAATTTTAATTCCAAATTTATCATTCTTTTGTGGTGCTTCCGGTCCTACTACAGAAAGGCATGCATAAAGTTGACCTGGTACGGTTGTGTAATCTTGTTCAAGAGACATGTTTGTTTATATGAAATTATATATACTTAAAACTTTAAGTACATGAAATTTTAAAGAATGTATTGGAAAAAACAACCTGTTAAACATGACGTAATAAAAACAGAATATGGAGAAATAGATTCATCAGAAAACCTTAAACTTGAAAAAAACGTGTTACCAGACGGATATGAGTGGGATTCGTGTTATTTAGAAGAATTATGTATGTTTCTTAAAAAATATTATATACGAGATTCAAATTATGCGTTCGATTATCCACTCGAATTATTAAAATTGGCAACTGATGAAAAATTCATAATATCTATACGCGATACCGAAACTAAAATCATGCACGGTTGTATTACGGGTGTTCCTTCAACCGTAAATGTAAACGGAACGTCATTAAAAATGATTCAAATAAACTTTTTATGCGTAGATAACGATTCACGGTCTAAAGGATTTGGACCTTTACTCATAAACGAAATATCGCGTCGTGCTCGAGAATATAACATTAGACAAGCTGTATACACTATAGTTAAACGCGTATCTCCACCGCTAACAGAAGTACGCTATTGGCATAGACTTATAAACGTAAAAAAACTAAATTCTATAGGATTTTCAAAAGCACGCGAAATACCAAATTTAGTATTAGGATCATCGAGATTTAGGGAAATGACGAAAAAAGATATCCCACGCGTTACACAAATTTTGCAAAAATACCTTCTTAAATTTAAATTGTATATTGAAATTGATGAAAAATATGTCGAAAAATGGTTATTACCACGAAAAGATGTTATGTATTCCTATATAAGCGATACTACCGATCAGTTTCTTTCTTTTTATAGTATACCTTACGTACACATAGAATCTGGGAGTGTAGTAAAACAGGCATACACGTTTTATAACGTAGGAAACTGTTTGAAAGATGCGATAATAATGGCACGTAATAGAGGTTTCGACGTTTACAATTGTACAAATATAAGTGTAAGCGAAGAAGAACTCGTTTTGAATAGATTTATGAAAGGTACGGGTATAAATAATTATTATTTATATAATTGGAATGTTGATGAAAAAATAACACCAAGAGATATTGGATTTACATTAGTTTAAGGTTTCCATTTAAGAAACGATGGTAAAGCGGCTAAACCACCGAGTACTATAATAGTGTCTATGAAAAGGACTTTATTCTTAATTTCGGGACACCAATTCTTATACTTGATGATCTGTTCTGAATCTTGAGGTTTTATCCAATGGTAAAACATGGCGAGGTATGTTGGACCGAGGTTTCTTTCGCAAAGGAACCAGTGATCGTAGTAGGCGAGTGCCACATAGGGTACATATAAGAGCACTAGAAGGACCCACTTATTTCTATGTGGCAAAAACCAGTAACCACCTGATAATGCTAACGTAAACCATATACACTTCCAATTTGCGACGGGTTGAGTATTATCACACTTTTTATCTCCGATTTCCATTTCTAATTGTATTTCTAAAATGAACTGAGATAAAATTTTGGAGTGGTTTATTCATGTTTTTAATAATATCACGTTTAAGATTAGTTAACTTTAATAAATTTTCTAATAAATATTTAATTTCTTTTAAAGTATTAATAATCCTTTTTTCTATTTTTTTTTCATCACCGTTAATCTTATTTCTGTTTTTTTGAGGTATTTTATTCTTAAACATCTTAATCACTAAAATATGATCATACTGGTTTTGATATTCTTTTATCAATTTTTCAAGGTTTAACTTAATTTTTTCTATATTTTTAATTTCTTTCTCAATCTTATTAAGTAAATTTTGTTTTTCTTTATACAATTCCGCGTTTTTTCGCAGTATATTACTTACCATTTCTATAATATGTGATTATTTTTTGTTCAATCTCATTTTCACATTTTTCAATTTTTTCAATTTTTTTTCGGTCTTTTCATGTAATGTTTTTTTCATTTCTTTCAATTTTTTTTCGTACTCTTTTCTAGCCCTATTATTCTCCATTTTCATCTGCTTTAACGCCCTATCATTCTCCATTTTCATCTGCTTTAACGCGTTTGCTAAAGATATTGTTTTCAATTTTTTATTGGAAACTTGGTTAAAATTTTGTAACAAGTTTCGTTCGGTTCGCCAATCTGGACGAGGG